TTTATCTTGTTCTGTACGTTTTGTAATCGCCATTATTTTTCTCCTTTTGTCCGCCTCTAGTATCCACTAGAGGTATAAAGTTATTTATTATGCATCTGTCATATATAAGAGAGCTCCCATAAAACCAGTAGTATTACCAACGTCACTTGTATTTACATAAGATGTTGTAGTACCATCCATGTAGGTAAGCCAACCTCTATCAGTAGTACCACCACCCATCTCCCAAGCAAGATTATCACGAGCAGTACCAAGAGCCCAAATATAATGAATCATGCCTGTTCCACTTGGCCCGCTTGAGGTCAATGGAAAAGGTAGACCCATTATATGAAGATAACTGCCTGAGATATTCCCTTTTGCAGAAAGTCTTACTTGAAAATTAGCAACAACTTGTCGACCGATTTTTGTATAGTTTCCATTTTGGGAAGCATATGTTTGTGTATTACCACCACCAAAACCAACAAGTGTTGGAGTCCATGTGCCTTCTTCATAATCTTCTAACTTATTAGCCGCACCAGTGCCGCCAAGAAAAGCACCGCCTGACAGGTAGAGGTCTTTGAATCTATGGGATGCAGCTCCAAAGCTTATTGCGTCATCCCTAGCGGCTCCTGCTGTACCTCTTGGAATAATCATATCAGAACCGCCTGAAAACATCAAACCAGTATCATCATTAACGATATACAAATCATCAGTATTCGCAGTACCAATACTTCCTATTGCTGAACCAGCTTTTTGAAGGCCAATTAATTCTCCATCACCAGTTCTGTTTATAGTTTGAGAACCAGTAGTTCCTAAACTAATTTCACCAGAACCAGTTCTTGTTGTGATTGCATCTACTTTAATTGTTGACATATCTATCCCCTAATCCTATTTAGTTAGACTATCAGAAACATTTTTTGCAGTATCAACAACTTTCAGTTCATACGCTTGAGCAACTTGTTTTTCAGTTCCTACTGCAAGTGCAATAGAATTTGCATTACAATGTTCTACAAGTTTTGCAATAATTTCTTCTTGTGCAATACGAGCACGATTATGAATTGCATTATCACACCAATCTTGGACTGACACAGCTGCATACTCAAGACACTTTACTTGTGTATCTGAAACTGTCACTTTAATCTCTGCCATTATATTCTCCTATTTAAATTATTTATCTAATATTCTACGTTAATAAACAACCAGTGAAACCTTGCCATAATACACCAGAACTATATCCAAAACTATTATCTGAATTATAAGAATACATTTCCACATAATCATTAGCTGCAAGTTGTAAAACTGCCGAACCACTAGCGACCATATCGCCATCTCCACGAGCATAATGTCTGGCTAAAGCAATATAATTACTACCATTAACATATAAAAAAGTACCATATTGATTGTCAGCGCCGTTTGAAAAGGTATTAATTGCACAAGTAAAAAGATATCGTCCAGCAACTGGAGCAGTAAACTTATTATTAGTTGTATCATAATGACTACCAATATTATATCTTACAGCATCTGATAAAACTTTGTGGTATCCAGCACTTGATTTATTATAGTTACCACCATTTCTATAAGCATGAAATGCTGGTTGGAGTGGTTTTGTTACACGACCAACACTATCAATTGCCATTGCAGTCTCAATAGCTGCACCAGTTTTTTCGGTGTTAAATTCTAACTTACCAGCATCAGTCGCACCATCAGCAGTTGCTCTTATACTTGCTAGTGAAGAATCTGTACTATTTCCAAAATGAATATTACCTAGAGCACCACTTGTTGAACTATCCGAAGAAACTATTCCTAGTTCACCACTACCATCTGCAATACTTCTTGAAATCTCTACTTGTCTAGATGGACTTGCAACTCCCATACCAACTCTGTTATTAGATGCGTCTACTTTTAATACATTTGTATCTACTATAAAATCATCACCAGATTCAATCTTGACTGTGTTTGCATCTCCACCAGATATTTGTCCTGCTATTGTTGTTACTGTAATTTTACTCATATCTATGCCACCGTAAAGTTGCCGTTGATTGTGATAGTAACTCCACTCGCAACCGTTAACGGCCCAGCTGCTAATCCATTGTTAGTTGCATCAATGGTTACACTGGTGTTTAGTTCTGCTTCATGTACACGAATAATATCTCCAGCACCACCAGATGTTTCTCCAAGAAACTTACCACCACCAAGACCAGATGCACTTACTCTTTTAAATGTGGATGCAGAACTGTCAAAAACAATCAGTGTATCACCAGATACAGACTTGTCCACATCAGCATTTGCAAGTGTAGTTCCAGAACCTTGAATTCCACCGTTTCCTATTTGAGTTAATAATGCCATTTTATTTTCCTTTTAACATCTTTTGTAGTTCTGAAGTAGAACCAACAAACAATGCGTTAGTAACATTCTTAGGTGCGTTACTTGGTACTTCTTTTAACTTTTGCATTTTAAGTTGTAACTCACCAAGTTTCTCTGTTACGTCTGCAACATTCTTAATCAATTGACCAGCAACCTCATAAGACCTTGGATGTTCACTTTCCTTTGCAAGTTCAAGAATACCATCTATTGCATCTTGTCCTCTTTCAACCAACTGATAGAAATTTCTACGTTGATATTCATAATCATTGTCTACCTCTTTTGGAACTTTGACCTCTGGTAAAGTTACTGTTGAGGTTGATGTTTCCACAACATCAGTAATACCTAAAACATTATCTAATACGTTTACGCTTCTGGTTTCTGAGGCCATTTGACATTTTCCAAAGACCCATCTGAAGCAAGTGACGCATTTTTACCATCATTGGATGCTGGTAAATCACGAAGTGCCTTACGATAGGTTTTCATATTATCTGTCATGGTTACATCACCAAGAGCTGTCCAATCTGTTTCAGCGAGTTTTGCATCACGCTGTCTACGAAGTTCCTTCATAGGTGCGGCTGTATCAATAGCGGTCATCTTGTCTGATACTTGTTTCCAAGTTACACCCCACTTTGAAGTGTCTTCAGTTTCAATTGCACTACCGTTTGAGTCTGCACCAGTAACCTTTCTGAACATTGACTTGAACTCTTCTTCCTTTGTAGGTTCGCCACGCAAGACCCACTCAGTAATACCAAGTTCACCTAATGCTTCTGCGACTGTTGCCATTTTAGTTTCTCCTATTTAATTCTTTTCTATATTTATGCAGTTATTTATTTTATGATTGTGCATCTGTTAATCTTTCAAAGGTTGCAGAAGTATAAGAAAAAGAACTAGCTGCACTTCCACGAATTACAGTTCCAGAATTTATTGATGCAGTAATAAATTTTGCTCTGAAAGTTGATGCGTCTGTTACATTCATAAAAACATGACCAGAGTGACCACTTGCGAGGTTTTGTATACCACCACAAACAACCTCTTTAAGAGTAGAAAAAGCACCACCACTATTTGTACTCATTTGGATTTGAACATTTGCATAATTATCTTGTGATGCACCAGAAGTAAGTACAGTCATATCAAGGGTAACTTTATATAATCCAGTTTTAGGAAATGTAAATATTCCACTACTATGAGACATTGATGGCCCTACCATAGCATTTGTTTGTGTTGAGATAGTACTAAGAGCAAATGGAGTTATAGTTGCATCATTAGTACCAAAATCACTAGTCAACTGCCATTGTTGAAGTAGATGAGTATTAGGTAAACTAACTTGACCAGCACTGTCAATTGATACTGCTGATGTACCACCAGTGTGTTCTATTGTATTTACTTTTAATGTTGATGCCATGTCTTATTCCTTAGCCTGCTATTTCCATTAACATAAAGTGATTTTGTGTATTATCACCGTTAATATATACTGCATTACCATTACTTGATTTAAATTGCAATTTATATACAGTGGCAGATGTTGTACTGGGTTCATCATAATATTGTATTTGAACATGACCATATTGATTTACTGGTTGATAAAATAACGTAGCACCAGCATGGTCACCAATAACACTTCCACCCCTAAGAAGAGAAAACATACAAGAGGTACTATTAGCAGCAGTAAAAACTTCATACATATTTGCGAAAACCACTATTTTACTATTGGTTGCTTTTGGAGTAATTGTCAAAGTCATATCTGTGTCAACTAAAGAAGTTGATGTTGTGCTTCTACCACCATCAGTTCTCATATTTAATACTTGAAGAACTGTGCCTGGCACTCTTACTGAACCTTCATCAGTAACAATTAATTGTTTACCAGTAGGAACTGTAATCGTTGAACCACTTGCAGTGTTTAGATTATTTACGAATAGAGTACTCATTGTGCAATCTCCATTGCAG